AGTCTAGAGATGAGTAAGCAAAAGAAGTTTGTTCCTGAGTTTGAAGATCGTATCAACAACCCTCAGAACTATCCTGTAATACAGAATGAAGATGGTACGCACTCAACGCATCGTATGGCAGCTGACTATGACGAAGATACGGGTAAGTGGTATGTCTATCCTACTATAGTTAACACAGGTGATGGTAAGTTATTCCAGTTTGAAGAGACTGATGAAGGTCGTTGGAATGCTATGAAGTATGCTATCCTGTCAGGTAATAACTATGTGATGGATAAAGAATCTGCATTAGCTTATGCTAAAGGTGGTTATAAACTAGGCACACCTCTTGACCCTTCACTGGAGAAAACAGAAGAAGAACAAGAAGGTAATTTCGCTACAGATACTTTAGACGGCTTAGGTAGTCTAGACTCTGAGTTTGGGCCTTAATATGTCTGACCTAACGATAAATCTTCTAGAGTGGCAAAAGATAGTATGGGCTGATGACACTAGATTCAAAGTAGTTGCTGCAGGACGCCGTTGTGGCAAGTCACGCTTAGCTGCTTGGCTTCTAATAGTCAATGCACTGCAGGCCACCTTACCCAACTCCCATGTATTCTACGTTGCACCCACTCAGGGACAAGCTAGAGACATCCTATGGAAGCTATTGCTAGAGCTAGGTGCTCCAGTCATCTCAGCTGCCCACATTAACAATATGCAGATTACGTTAGTTAATGGCGCTACTATTAGCTTGAAGGGTGCCGATAGACCAGACACTATGCGTGGTGTCTCACTCAAGTACCTAGTAATGGATGAATATGGTGACATGAAGCCTGAGGTGTTCGAGGAGATCCTACGTCCTGCCTTAGCTGACCAAAAGGGTGGCTGCTTATTCATAGGCACACCTAAGGGACGTAATCACTTCTATGATTTATATAAGTATGCTGAGCTCTCTGGTGACGATGATGTTACCTTCGCCGCATGGCACTTCACATCTTATGATAATGAAACCTTAGATGATGATGAGATCAATGCAGCTAAGAAGAGTATGTCTACCCATGCTTTCCAACAAGAATTCATGGCTTCCTTTAAGAACCAAGGCTCTGAGATGTTCAAAGAGGAATGGCTCAACTTTGGTTACAAACCCACTGGTGACGGAGACTACTATATAGCTATTGACTTAGCTGGTTTCCAAGATGTGTCTAAAGCAAAGGGCAACACTAGTCGCTTAGACCAATCAGCTATATCCATAGTATTCGTTGATGAATCAGGTTGGTTCGTAGAGGATATAATCTATGGACGTTGGACACTTGATGAGACAGCTAATAAGATCTTTGATGCTGTCAAGTTATATAAACCACTCTCCATAGGTATCGAGAAGGGTATCTCTAAGCAAGCTGTTATGTCACCTCTAATGGATCGTATGAAGCGCTTAAACACTTACTTTCGTGTGGAAGAGTTAACCCATGGCAACCAGAAGAAGACTGACAGAATCATGTGGAGCCTACAAGGTCGCTTTGAACATGGTCGCATAACCTTGAACAAGAAGAAGAAAGAATGGCACAGTGTCTTCCTAGACCAGTTGTTTCAGTTTCCAGACCCTCTTACCCATGACGACTTGATAGACTCCTTGGCTTACATAGATCAGTTAGCTAAGACTACTTACGCTGGTAACTTCCAAGAATGGGATGACCACGAAATACTAGACTCAATTTCAGGATATTAACCTATGAAGATGCACCACGAAGATAACAATGAGAGCACAGACCCTATCATAATCGAGCAGAGCCTTGAGTCATGGGTTATGAGTAAAGTAGATGATTGGGGCGACTATTATGAAACCAATTACGCACGTAAGCACGAAGAATACTATCGCCTATGGCGTGGCATTTGGGCTTCATCAGATAAGACTAGAGCTGCTGAACGCTCCCAGATCATTGCTCCTGCACTACAGCAAGCCGTTGAAAGCAACGTAGCTGAGATAGAAGAGGCCACCTTCGGGCGTGGCACTTATTTCGACATTAAAGATAACCTAGGAGACTCTGAGACTGAGGACATTATGTTCTTGCGTAAGAAGCTCCATGAGGACTTCAACAAAGCTAAGATCAGGCGGGACGTAAGCGAATGCTTAATCAACTCAGCTGTCTACGGCAATGGCATTGGTGAGATAGTACTGGAAGAAATTAATGAGATGAAACCTGCTACTGAACAAGTAATGGGTGGTGCTATGGAAGCTGTTGGTGTCAACATCAGCAAGCGTACCGTGGTTCGTCTACGTCCTGTGCTCCCACAGAACTTCCGTATTGACCCAGTAGCAACTAATATTGAGGAAGCCTTAGGCTGTGCCATTGATGAATTTGTTGGCACTCACTTAGTTGAACAATTACAAGAGCAAGGAATCTATAAGGATGTTTACATTGGCACAGCTAGTGAAGACTTCAACCTAGAGCCTGACTCAGATCTTACTGTTGTCCAAGATGATAAGACACGCTTAACTAAGTACTACGGCCTAGTGCCTCGTCACTTGCTTGAGCAAGAGCTAGACTATGAGCTAGATGAGGAAGATAAAGACAGCTATTACATTGAAGCTGTAGTCATCATTGGTAATGAAGCTCACTTGCTTAAGGCTGAGCCTAGCCCATACATGATGAAGGATCGTCCAGTGGTTGCATTCCCTTGGGATGTCGTCCCTAGTCGCTTCTGGGGCCGTGGCGTCTGTGAGAAGGGCTACAACAGTCAGAAAGCTTTAGATGCAGAGTTAAGGGCACGTATTGACGCACTAGCATTGACAGTGCATCCTATGCTAGCTATGGACGCCACACGCATCCCTCGTGGTACTAAGCCAGAGATTCGTGCTGGCAAACTCTTATTAACGAATGGTGACCCTCGTGAGATTATCAATCCATTCAACTTTGGTAACGTAAGCCAGATAACATTTGCTCAGGCTGCTGCACTACAATCTATGGTTCAGCAGAGTACAGGTGCTGTAGATTCTTCTGGTGTTGGTGGACAAATAAACGGAGAAGCTACTGCTGCAGGCATTTCGATGTCTCTAGGTGCCATCATCAAGCGACATAAGCGCACCTTAATTAACTTCCAAGAGTCATTCTTGATACCTTTCGTATCTAAGGCTGCTTGGCGTTATATGCAGTATGAGCCTGAGCTCTATCCAGTGTCTGATTACAACTTCAATGCTACGTCTACCTTGGGCATAGTAGCTAGAGAGTATGAGGTCAGCCAGTTAGTACAACTATTGCAAACAATGGGCAAGGATACACCTTATTACCCTATCATGCTTAAGTCTATTGTAGACAACATGAATGTTTCCAATAGAGAAGAGTTGATTGGTCTTATAGATAAGGCTGCAGAACCTACTCCAGAGGCGCAACAAGCGCAAGAAGAGACTAGACAAGCAGAATTAGCTTTCCAAGCGTCACAAACCTCTGCACTAGAGGCCCAAGCTGCTGAATCACAAGCACGAGCACAGAAGCTAGCCATTGAAGCTCAAGCAATACCAGCTGAGATGGAGATAGATCGTATTAAAGCTATCACTACTAACCTAAAAGAGGGTGAGAGTGACGATAGGGAGTTTGAGCGCAGACTTAAGGTAGCAGATCGGATGCTTAAAGAGAAGCAGATGGACATGAACTTTGAAATGAAACAAGGAGCACAACAGAATGGTATCCCAACGCGACCTCCAGCAAGTAGTGGAGCAGATCAACAGCAGTTACAGCAGGCTTTTGCAGCAGATAACAACGCTAGAGGCGCAGGTGGCAGAATTAATGTCGCCTAGCACACTTCCAGCAAAAAGTAAAGATAAATCTTGACATTATAGCTTATTTGTGTTATAATAGAGGGAATAATCAAAGATACTTTAACTAAAGGCAATATCTTGTATGACAGACGAACAACTAGAGCTTTACTTTAGAGATGTAAATGAGCTACTACGCACCAAAGGTTGGCAGACACTACTTGCTGACCTACGCATAGATGCAGTTAACATTAACTCAGTAGAGAGTACCAAAGACGTTAATGAGCTTTACTTTCGTAAGGGTCAACTCAACATCATAGGTGCTATACTCAACCTAGAGGAAACAACACGAGTAGGTTACGAAGAGTCTCAACAAGAACAAGAGCCTCCAGAGGAACAATACTCGCATGTTTAAGTTCTTCGATTACAAATGTGTCTTAGGGCATGTTAATGAACATATGGTCAAAGGCTCACCAGACTCACAACTGTGTAAAACTTGTGCAGCCCATGCAACCAGACAACTTTCCTCTCCACGGTCTATGTTAGATCCATTCTCTGGCGATTTTGCTGGAGCCACTATAAAGTGGGCTAAGGATCATGAACGTGGTAGAGCAAAAGCAGAGAAAGCTAACCCTGAATACTAGGAGCTTTCATTTTCAATTTCTCCATAATACTAAGGTACGGAGTTTAATATGGCAGCAGTTATCCTCGAGAATGAGGAATTTAATGAGCGTTTTGATACTATAGATGATATGGTTACAGATTCACAAGTACCGCAGGAACCTTCGCAAGAGGCTATCCCTGAGGCAAGCAATGAAGCTGAAGCAGTCCCAGATAAGTACAATGGTAAGACACTTGAAGATGTAGTTAGGATGCACCAAGAGGCTGAGAAGCTCCTAGGTCGTCAAAGCTCTGAAGTAGGTGACTTACGTAATGTAGTCGATAGTTACATCAACACACAACTCAAGTCACAGGAGCCTGAGGCTACCAGTGACACAGATGAAGATATAGATTTTTACTCTGATCCTGAGAAGGCTATCAGTCGAGCAATTGAGAATCATCCTTCAGTTAAGGCAGCAGAAGAGTCAACGAGAGCTTACAAGAAGCAAACCTCTATGGCTTTACTCAAAGAAGATCATCCAGACATCCCACAGATCGTAGCTGATCCTAAGTTTGCTGAGTGGATTCAAGCCTCTAACATTAGGACTCGAATGTTTGTACAGGCCGACCAGCACTTTGATACGGAAGCAGCACACGAACTATTCTCCTTATGGAAAGATCGCTCAAGTGCTATTAATCAAACACTGCAGGCAGAGAAAGAAGGAAGACAGAAGGCTGTCAAGGATGGATCTAATGGCTACACTCGTGGTAACCCAGATTCAAGTTCTTCCAAAAAAATCTATAGACGAGCTGATATTATTAAACTAATGAAAACAGACCCAGAGCGCTACTTAGCTCTCTCAGATGATATACAACTAGCATACGCTGAGAAACGGGTTAAATAACCTAACTATAGAGAGAAATTTAAAATGGCTACTTCAGTATATCCCGCAACGGCGGGCATGGTAGATAACACTTCAGCAGCAACTTTCATCCCCGAAATTTGGTCTGACGAAGTAATTGCAGCGTATGAGAAATCACTTGTACTTGCTCCACTAACTAAGAAAATTGCAATGCAAGGTAAGAAAGGTGATACTATTCATATCCCTAAGCCTACCCGTGGCGTTGCTTCTGCTAAGGCAGAGAACACAGCAGTAACTATTCAGAATGCTACAGAGTCTGAAGTATTGGTTACTATCAACAAGCACTTTGAATACTCACGTATGATCGAAGATATTACTAACGTACAAGCACTTGCTTCACTACGTCAGTTCTATACTGGTGATGCTGGTTATGCTTTAGGTAAGCAAGTAGACGATGATCTATTCACTTTGGGCAAGTCCTTTGGTGATGGCGATGGTTCTGACTTCTTCACCTCAGCAGCCTTCTTCAATGATGCTACTACAGGTACTACTGCTTATACTGCTGACACTGTTGTGCCTGCTGACGTATTCGCTGATAGCTTCCTACGTGATATGGTTCAGAAGCTAGATGATGCAGATGCACCAATGGACGGACGTTTCCTAGTGATTCCACCTTCTATGCGCAACTCAATCATGGGCATTGATCGTTATGTATCTAGTGACTTCGTTAATGGTCAAGGTGTTGTCAACGGTAAGATCGGCGAGTTGTATGGTATTGACATCTATGTGTCAACTAACTGTCCTACTCTTGAGACTGCTGTTGAGAACGCTGCTACAGCTGGTGGCGCTATCCGTGGTGCTCTATTGGGTCATAAGGATACTATGGTCTTAGCTGAGCAACAAGGTGTACGCTCTCAAACACAGTACAAGCAAGAGTTCTTAGGAACCTTGTACACTGCAGACCGTTTGTATGGTACTCAGGTGTTGCGTCCAGAGACTGGCTTCATCATGGCAGTAAATGGTTAGTCATAAGTAACCACTAGAGGGAGGCTTGAGTATTTGATATAAGGATGCTCAAGTCTCCCTATTTTTTTAAGTAGATTTAACAACAAGTGGTAATAACAATATGGCTATATATCGTGGTACAGGTGGCTCTGGTGACTCAACCCAAGACGCTACTCTTAATGAAGTAACACAACAGGCACTCAATGCCGCAGATTCAGCTAGTGCAGCCGCAACATCGGCTACATCAGCATCCTCATCAGCATCCGCAGCTGCTACATCAGCATCCAATGCTTCCTCATCAGAGACTACTGTTTCCAATAGTGCAGCTGCCGCAGCCGCTAGTGCAGTCTCAGCTTCCGATGATGCAACAGACACAGCAGCAGACTTATTACTTACTAATGCGGACGTAGCTCTAGCAGAGGCAGATAAAGTACAGACAGGCTTAGATCGTACTGCTGTAGCTGCTGATCTTATCTTAACTAACGCTGATGTAGTCTTAACCAATCAAGACACTATAGACACAGCAGCAGATGTAATTCTAGCTGAAGCAGATAAGGTACAAACTGGTCTTGATCGCACAGCAGTAGCAGCGGATCTAGTAGCTACCAATCAAGATACTATTGACACAGCAGCAGACCTCGTAGCAACTAATCAGGACACTATTGACACTGCTGCAGATGTAGTGCTAACTAACGCTGATGTAGTGCTTACACATGCAGATGTACTCCTTACAGCAGCCGATGTACTAGCTACAGCAGATAAGCTACCTCTAGCAGGTGGTGCTCTCACTGGCCCTGTAACAACTACATCTACCTTCGATGGTCGTGATGTAGCTACTGATGGTACTAAGCTAGACACTATAGCAGCTAATGCAACAGCAGATCAGACAGATGCAGAGATAAGAATAGCAGTAGAAGCAGCTACGGATAGTAATGTGTTTACTGATGCAGACCACACCAAGTTAAATGGTGTAGCAGCCTTAGCTAACAACTATACACACCCAGCTAACCATGCTATCTCAGTAGTCACAGGGCTGCAATCAGCACTCGATGCTAAGTCAGCAACTACACACAACCACAGTACAACTTATGATCCCATTGGTGCTTCAGTTGCCATGTCAATCGCGTTAGGTGGTTGATTTGCAAAGGAAATGTAAGACTTGTGGTGAGACTAAAGACCATAGTGAGTATCCTTATGATGACCGTAAGGGGTATAGGGATAATATACGCCCTCACTGTAAAGTATGCCGAAGGTTATATGAAAATGCTTCCTTCCATAAACATAAACACAAGCACCCTTACAACTACGAAGAAGATAAAGATCGTAAACTACAACGTACTTATGGTATTAGCTACCAAGAGTACTTAGTGATGCTAGATGCTCAACAAGGTTGTTGTGCTATTTGTGGCACAGATGATACAGGTAAGCGTAAAGCATTTGCCGTAGATCATTGTCATACTAGCGGTAAGGTAAGAGGCTTATTATGTGGCCCATGTAACACTGCAATAGGTAGTCTAAAGGAAGACCTTGGTATTATGCAGAGAGCAATGGACTACATTAAATTTAATCAAGGAGACAAGTCGTAATGGCTAATACATTTAAGAATGCTGGTGTTGCCATAGGCACATCACGCACAACTCTATACACAGCACCAGCGTCAACTCAATCAGTTATCCATGCATTGTACATCTCAAACATTGATGGTGTTAATGATGCAGATGTAACTGTTGAGGTAACAACAGATGGTGGCACTACGTACTTCCATATCTGTAAGACTGTTCCTGTACCCGCAGATGCAACATTGCTGATG